AATGCGAGGCTAAATCCTGGTATTTGTAATGAACTGGCTCTTATCTCAACGCAGCCCCTTACTGCGCGCCAGATGCTCAATATCAAGCATCAGCAATGAGATGTTTAATCTGGATTCACTCCAGAAGTGATCACCACCCTGTCTACAGAGCCAGATGTGAAGGATGATGAGTAAAATTATCGCTATCATCGAAGGCATTGCGTCCTGATGTATTCCTGCAGGTAGTTAACCTGCGCGGTTATCCTGTCGATTCCACTTCTGAGACGGTAATAATTGAGTTCAGCATCTGCTGTAAGTCTTGGGCTTTCTCCATCGCCCATGCTGCTGGCTCCGGTCGTTGACTTTGCACAGGTGGCGGCGACTTGCAGGCGCTTACGACCAGCAGAAACATCAGCACGGAGACTTTCGATAGTCGCGTTAGCATCAGCAAGCTCCTTTGTGTATCTGGCGTCAAGTTCTGCTACATCACGTTGACGCTTCTGCATGTCAGCGATTGTGGATGTGGCCTTATCGCGCTGCTCTTTGTAGGCGATTGCATTATCACGGTAATGATTAACAGCCCATGACAGGCAGACGATGATGCAGATAACCAGAGCGGAGATAATCGCGGTGACTCTGCTCATACCTCAATCTCTCTGACCGTTCCGCCTGCTTCTTTGAATTTTGCAATCAGGTTGTCAGCCTTATGCTCGAACTGACCATAACCAGCGCCCGGCAGTGAAGCCCAGATATTGCTGCAACGGTCGATTGCCTGACGGATATCACCGCGATCAATCATCGGCAAAGCGCCACGCTCCTTAATCTGCTGCAATGCAACAGCATCCTGGCTTTTAGGAGAGAAGTCTTTCAGGCCAAGCTGCTTACGGTAGGCGTCCCACCAACGGGAAAGAAGCTGGTAACGTCCGGCAGCTGTTGATTTGAGTTTGGGGTTTAGCGTGACAAGTTTGCGAGGGTGATCTGAGTAATCAGTGAATAGCTCTCCGCCAACAATGACGTCATAACCATGATTTCTGGTTTTCTGACGTCCGTTATCAGTTCCCTCTGACCACGCCAGCATATCGAGGAACGCCTTACGTTGATTATTGATTTCCACCATCTTCTACTCCGGCTTTTTTAGCAGCGAAGCGTTTGATAAGCGAACCAATCGAGTCAGTACCGATGTAGCCAATGAACACGCTCGTTATATAAGCGAGATTGCTACTTAGTCCGGCGAAGTCGAGAAGGTCACGAATGAACCAGGCGATAATGGCGCACATCGTTGCGTCGATTACTGTTTTTGTAAACGCACCGCCATTATATCTGCCGCGAAGGTACGCCATTGCAAACGCAAGGATTGCCCCGATGCCTTGTTCCTTTGCCGCGAGAATGGCGGCTAACAGGTCATGTTTTTCTGGCATCTTCATGTCTTACCCACAATAAGGGGATTTGCTCTATTTAATTAGGAATAAGGTCGATTACTGATAGAACAAATCCAGGCTACTGTGTTTAGTAATCAGATTTGTTCGTGACCGATATGCACGGGCAAAACGGCATGAGGTTGTTAGCGCAACCTCCTGCCACCGCTTTCACGAAGGTCATGTGTAGAAAGACGCAGCATAACTATCACTGATGAATTCAGGATAGCCAGTGGCTACGGCTCAGGTTGGGTTGTGGCGGTCGGTGCTGAACTCCGACTTAATGACGATAGGCGTGTACCGACGCCTCGTTTTACTTCCTCCGCTTTCACGGCTTCACCCTAGACCAGCTTTACGAAATCCTCGTAAACCTAACCGCGGCAGATATGACCGGCACGGTGTGCCATATCACGGACCGGCGGGTGTCTCGTTCACCTGATTAACGCATCAGCCTGCGTATTCACCACAACGATAAGAGCACTGCGCGGCACCTTTCACCAATTCCGCGAGGTCTGCGGGTTCAATGCTCTTACCTGTTGTGCAAACAAAAAAGCCACCGTTGCAACTTAAGAGTCACTAACGGCAGCTTACCCTCTAATTATGGCTAAATGGCTAATTGCATGTCAAGGCTTTTAACAGCAACATGCTTAACTTTCTCAACACGTTTACGCATTTTGAAAGCATTTTGCATTGGTTGGTACAAAACAAATAATGACGCTTTCAGGATATCGTCAATTTCGTTTCTACAGGTTGCCAGTGAAGGTTTTCTCCATCCCTCGCCACCGCGTCCACACATCTTGCGTGGCTTTGCAGTCGCGTGATAGTAGGATGCAATTGCTCTCTTAGATGAACCATGAGCGTAGTAGCTGAGGAGGATGCCAAAGGCTTTCTTGTCAATGTACATGACGGAATCGACGACCTGAGAAATCAACATTCCATCATCATCATTACACATTGGCCTTGTCATAATTCTTCCCGGCTCTACGCTCTCCATGAACTTCGCTATTACGCTGCTCATGCGCTTTTCCAGACGACCTGAATAAACCCATGCGCCCCACAGTTCAAGCCAGCCATTCAGCCACTCGTGCTGCTCTTTGGTGAGGTTTAGTTCTCTTATGCTCATCGTCTTCCCCTCTTGCCTTGTTTGACCATCAGGACGCCGTTAACTATTACGTGACGCTCGCCTTTGCTGTCTCGGTTGTACTTGAGCACTGTTCCTCTTGCGCAGGAAAGCATCCTCGCCACTTCGGTCTGATTGCCTCGTGTCTGGATAAGAAGCTCTGGTATCGTTTGAATTGTGGCGTTCATGCGTTCTCCAGTTCGGTGATTTTTATTCCAAGCCGTCCGCCTGGTACTTTCACACCACGAATTACGCGAATGTCATCGAATTGCTCGTCGTCTTCCGCAAATCCGGCGTGGATAAGGGAGTCGAGTAAACCTTTCAGGATGTTATCGAGGTCGCGGCGGCGGGAGTCTGGAACGTCTGCGATGACTTTGATGCGGAGTCGTGATTTGGTGAAAATGTCTAACTTGAGTTGGCGGATGATTTGCTGAACGTCTTTTCGGTATTTCTGGCCTTTATCGCTGATGTAGTATTGGCTTCCCCGTCTTCGCCAGTAGGTGTTCACCGACGGCGGGTAAGGAAGCACAAACTGATATTCGTTCATGGCTTAATCTTCCCCTCCTTCAGCAGGATCGCCTGCGTCCTGATCACGCCTTCGAGGTGATAAAGTCTGGCGTCTTTGTTGTCGAGATTATGGGTGCGTCGGTCGATTTCATCGTGACACGCGCTACAAGCCCATGCGCCAATCAGGTCGTCAGGTTTCATTCCCGTTCCGCAAATTCCAGCCATCCGGTAATGTGCCAGAACTGTAGTTTCAGGATTACCATTGCATACGCCGTAAATACGTACCTGGCATTCTCTGCCGCGTGCTTCTTTGCGTAGATTAGCCATTAAGCAGCCTCCCCTGTTACTTTCAGCATTCCGTTATCGCGCAGCTTTCTGGTCAGCCACTGTTGACCACGCCCGGTGATTTTTGTGGTGAACGATATCTGTATTCCGTGATTTGTGTTGACCGCTGTTTCTTTCACTGTGAAATAGCCGCGATCCATATATTCCTGCATTGGCACATTGCGCCGGGAACCTGAAGCAATAAGGATTTTGTGATCGCGCATCCACGCAAACAGTTTGTTTGGACCAATTCCAACAACCTTTGCAAAGTTTCCAATCAAAATTCCGCTGGCCTCGCCAACGCGATCGGCAAACTCAACTTTAGGTGCGGCAATTGCGAGCTGGTTTTCCAGTTGCATTTTCTGCTCAGCAAGATCAGCAGCAAGGCGCAACGCTTCTGGTAGCGTTTTGGGGATATTAACCGCAGCTTCTTCAAGCTCTCGCCAACGGTCAACAAGACGAGCGGTGAATTCCGGCGACAACTGAGCGACGACAATAATGCTGTCTCGCTTACCTTGTTCGCCCTCAAAAACGTAAGCCTCTACGCCACGAAGTAATCCTAAGTTATTGATTTTTTCGAAAACCACCATTGGGGGATTTCGGATCACACCTCGAGCCGCCAGTCGTTCAATAGATTGTTTCACCTTGTCATGACGACTTCCCACCAACTCAGCGATTTCAATGCTTGTCATTTTGATGGCATTGCCATTTATTAACTCATTCATCGTCTTCTTCCTCGTACATTGAGCTATTCGGATCGCTCATCAGTTCTGCGCAGCAATCTGAGCACACGTGAACTTCCAGCACATGCAGCTTCTGACCGCAGTTAGCGCACGTTAAAGCCCGCTCGACGCTTTCTTTCTGGTATTGAATGGATTGGGATGGGCTAAGCATTATTGGATTCTCTGCATCATGAGAAAGACAATCATGGCGGCGCGGAGGGGATTTTCATGTATAGCTCGTTTAGATTTACAGTAGGCCACACCGCGTGCACCCCACTCGTCTTCATCGAGATTGATAATGCTAATCCTGTATTTTTCAATAATCGGCCATGCGTCTGCTGGGTTTGCGCATGGGTTAAAGGATCCGCGCTCAACTTCTACTTCAACTGCGTCTCCGTTTACAATGTCTCCCTCAAATGAGACAAACACCATATCGCCATTCTCACCTTCTTTGTAATCCGGTGATCCGTTATGAATGGCTTCGAATACCGCCACGTTAATTTCAAAATCACTTAACTGTGAATAATCCATTGTCATTTCCTCGCACGATGTCTTAGCCACCGGATATCCCACAGGTGAGCCGTGTAGTTGAAGGTTTTTACGTCAGATTCTTTTGGGATTGGCTTGCGTTTATTTCTGGAGCGTTTCGTTGGAAGGTATTTGCAGTTTTCGCAGATGATGTCGGTGATACTTCGTCGCTGTCGCCTCATGCCGCCCTCCTGACGCCCTGCCCGATCGCCATCAATGCCGCTTTGGATACGGTAGTAAACATCCGTCGAGGACTGATGAACGGTCGCCAAATCAGCAGCATGGAGCCTTTGCTGTTTCCCTTCTTCTCTAGCCCCGTCGATGGTTCGATAAAATTAATCCGTCCATCAGTGATAATACGAACTTCGTCAACACTCTCCAGAGCCTTGCTGAACCATCCGACTGACATATCCTCTGGCACAAGCATAACTACCGTCTGTCGCTGTTGTATGCACTGCTCAGCGGCTTTTTCCACCCACGGCCTGATATTGCTGTACGGTGGGTTATTCCAGATTGCACCGTGGCTTACCCACTCAGAATTGAGCGCGTCGTCGGCCTCAGTTAGCCAGTGAGCGCACAGAGCATTTTTGTCGCTCGCTGCCGAATCCAGCCAGAATCCAAACTCAATATCCAGTGCATCAAAAAGCCAAAGCGGCGTTTGCCAGCAGTCCTTGTCGTGTGCTGGCGTATTTGATTTGATAGTCATGCAGCCCGATCTCCCCATCTCGCTTTCCACTCCAGAGCCAGTCTCGCTTCGTCTGACCACTTAACGCCACGCTCTGTACCGAATGCCTGTATAAGCTCTAATAGCTCCGCAAATTCGCCTACACGCATCCTGCTGGTTGACTGGCCTATTACCACAAAGCCATTCCCGGCAAGGTTAGGAACAACGTCCTGCTGCTTTAATGCTGCGGTAAACACACACTTCCAGCTTTCTGCATCCAGCCAGCGACCATGCCATTCAACCTGACGAGAGACGTCACCAAGGCAAGCCCAAAGCTTTCGGTTTTGGTCTAAGCTGCGGTTGCGTTCCTGAATGGTTACTACGATTGGTTTGGTTGGGTCTGGAAGGATTTGCTGTACTGCGTGAATAGCGTTTTGCTGATGTGCTGGAGATCGAATTTCAAAGGTTAGTTTTTTCATGACTTCCCTCTCCCCCAAATAAAAAGGCCTGCGATTACCAGCAGGCCTGTTATTAGCTCAGTGATGTAGATGGTCATCAGAATCCTCCTTTCTTCTTGGACTGCGGTTCCTCGCGTTCACGTCGGCGCATTTCAGCAGACTGTTGGTCTGTGTCATAAATAGCGCCATTTGCCTGAATGCAATACACCGTGCCGGTATTGCCATGACGATTGAGACGAAGGATTAGTTCGGTTTCACCAGGTGGAACACTGTCATCAAAAGCGCCTTCACGATGGATCCCAACCCAATAATCGCAATCCTGTTCAATCTGCCCTGTATCTCGTGAGTCACTTGGTAATGGGCGTTTATTGGTTCGGCTTTCCAGTGCGCGGTTAAGCTGCGTCAGAAGCACAACAACGCAATCAAGCTCTTTGGCAAGGTTCTTCAGTCCTTTGGTGATCATGCCGTAAGCAAGGTCGTTGCGATCGGCCTTCTCAGCGGTCATTAGTGTCAGGTAATCGACCAGAATCATGCCAACACATCCTTTTTCTCGCTTGATTCGACGGCTTTCGCTAACGATTTGAGCCAGAGATAATCCCGGCGTGTCGTCGATGTAAAGCAGGTCGATTTCACTCAAACGATTAGCTGTTTCGATCGCCCTGTTGAAGTCACCATCGTAATCACCCTGATAGCCGTCATCAGCGTCATTTGTCGCCGGAAGGTAAAAAATATTCGGGTTAACACCAGACTTCTGCCCTACCAGTTTTTCCAGTATCTGATCACCTGGCATTTCAAGGCTGAACATCAGAGCGGGCTTTTTCTCATGCACTGCGCAGTTGATTGCCATCTGGCTGTATAGCGTCGTTTTCCCCATCTTAGGGCGAGCGCCAATGACAAACAGAGAGCCTTTCACCAGACCTTTCGGTGACAGCATCCTGTCCAGCGATGGGATCCCTGTGCTCATTCCTCGTTGTTCGCCTGACGGGTCAAATCGCTTCTCAAGGTCGCTAACCCAGTCTTCCATGACCTCACCAAATGAGCGAAGGCCGCGACGCGATCCGGTTTTTGCATGGTCTGTCAGTTGCGTGAAAATCGCCTGAATAGCTTCGTACTTCTGCGTTGCAGTCATTCCGTTGCGGGAATAGAGCAATTCCGTCGCTTCAGTCATGCGGTTGATGGCGTAGCGTTCCATTGCGGTTTCACGAACCTGCATTGCATAGGCAACGATGTTTGCTGCGCTTGGCGTATTCTTTGCGATCTCAGCGATATAAGCAAAACCGCCAACAGACGCCGTTAACGATTTACGCTCCAGTTCATCGAAAAGCGTCAGGCCATCTACTGGCTTTTGCTCCCGGTGCATTCTGGTTATTTCTTCGAAAAGGATTTTGTGTGGTCGGCTGTAAAATGAGTCAGGCTTCAGCATCGCCAGAACTTTCTGGACGCGCTCACTGCTGTCATCATCCAGAAGCAATCCACCAATCACCGCCTGCTCTGCCTCGATGCTATGGGGCGGCGCATAAAAATTATCGGTCATCGTGTTCACCCTCACGAACTTTCAGGTAGGTATTATCGTTAAGCAGGAAATCAAATCCCTTTTTGTGCCAGACGGTTCCGCGTTGATGGTTTGGGCGCTCTTCGAACATCCATCGGCAATTTTCGCCAACGTAGCTCAAATAATTTCTCCAGTCCTGCATCGTGAACCCATGCCCGTCAAGCTGGCGGGTTATCACTCCGGCTTTGCGCCAGAACGTTCGGATCTGGTTTTTACGCTTGTCATTCAGTGCGCGGATTCTTGGAGCTTCGGGAAGGATTTCGTGGTAAGCATCGACAACATCCTGACAGCTGACGGAAGGTTTTTTCTTGTCAGACTTTTTGTCTGCTGTGGCACTCTCTAATACGTCAGTATTAGAGATAATATTATTATATTCTTTATCTGTGGTAATTTGCTGGTAATCTGCTGGTACAGCATTGCTTACAGGCATTGGTATTGCTGGCTTTGAGGTGGTAATTTGCTGGTAATCTGCTGGTACAAAATTTGACTGATAATCGTCATATTTCTCTACCGAGAAAACTGAGAATTTACCGTGTGAAACCCAGTCAATCATGCCGAGTTTTTTGAACTTTCTAAGCAGGTACTGAACGCGATCTGGTTTGAGTCCTGTTTCAAACGCCAGAGAGTTTCTACCGCCAAGTAGCTTCCCTCTGCCTACCAGAATTTCTCCTGCGTCAGTCATTACATACTCAGGCGTATGCTTTGCTTTGAGGATTAAGTGAACCCACAGATGCGCTGCTTCTGCATCCTTGTAAAACGGCACATCCATAATTTTACGGTGCAGCAAGGCATACCCCTTACCGCTGCTTTGATGCGGTTGTTGTAGCCTTCTGGCCTCTCTGGCTTCGGCTAGATTAGATATGTTACTCATGACCTTTCTCCTTCTGCATCAGCTTCACTTTTTCCAACTCAGCCCGGAATCGACCAGGCTGCTTGAAGCTGGACAGGAAGCGATCACGTAGTATGTGTTTGTGAATTTTGTCCTGGTAAGGACTGAGTTGTTTTGTCATAATTACTCCTGTGGATTGATCCAGTAATTCCCTCAGAATTGCATATCAATTTGCTTAAAATCCTCGGTGGCGGCCGGGGATTTTTTCTTTGTGATTTCATCAAGCGCATACTTAAAAGCCCTGCTAATCGGACTGATGTCTGATGCCATTCCGAAAGCACACAAGACCGAAGCAATAAATCTCCAGTCCGTTCTGCTTATCTTCGATTCATGACAGCCAATCATCTTTGCCAGACCGCGCTGGGTAAGCGTTGACAGGTTGATGAGTAAATCAGTTTCAGCGCGATCAACGTCACGCTGTGATAGTTTGCTGTAACTTGTTCTTTCCATTTCTTAAGATTTCCAATAGTGAATAGTTAGTTGAAAGGTATGCGTGGAAACGCATATGGCCTTGGTTGGTCAGATATTCTGGGATTCGCTTTTCAGCGACGTAGGACGAATGTCCGTTGTTACAAAGAGCGGGGTTACTTATGCTGCCAGAAGGTTCTTTTTGCTTATTTCAAGCAATTCGCTTGCTTGATATTTGCCACCAGAAATCTCTTCGATTTTTGAGGCGTATTTCGTTTTCCCAAAAAACTCAGTCTTAGGGAGGAAGCCGTTTTTGAGCCACTTATAGACAGCCCTTTCGCTAACTCCACAAGCCTTCGCAACTTCAGGGATGCCGACACCTTTAATCGGCTCATCAAGATTTTGCATAGGAATATCCCTTTTTCGTACTTTTAGTACGCATTATGGTTGAACTGAAAGTTTTTGCAAGTGCTTTAGTATCGTACTCATGGTTCAGAATGAAAAAGTGCGCAAAGAATTCGCCCAGCGGCTAGCGCAAGCCTGTAAAGAAGCTGGTCTTGATGAACATGGTAGGGGTATGGCCATAGCCCGTGCCCTTTCTCTTTCGTCCAAAGGCGTTAGCAAATGGTTTAATGCTGAGTCTTTACCGCGTCAGGAAAAAATGAATGCGCTTGCGAAATTTCTAAACGTTGATGTTGTTTGGCTTCAGCACGGCACTTCGTTAAATGGAGCGAATGATGAAGATACTCTTTCATTTGTTGGCAAATTAAAAAAAGGGTTAGTGCGCGTGGTTGGTGAGGCAATTCTTGGTGTTGATGGTGCCATCGAGATGACCGAAGAGCGCGATGGGTGGCTCAAGATTTATAGTGATGATCCAGATGCCTTTGGTCTTCGTGTGAAAGGAGACAGCATGTGGCCCAGAATAAAATCAGGAGAATATGTACTCATTGAGCCTAACACCAAAGTATTCCCGGGTGATGAGGTGTTTGTCAGAACCATCGAAGGACACAACATGATCAAGATTCTTGGCTATGACAGAGATGGAGAATACCAGTTTACAAGCATCAACCAAGACCACAGACCAATAACGTTGCCTTATCATCAAGTAGCAAAGGTGGAGTATGTGGCTGGTATTCTGAAGCAGTCCCGCCATCTGGATGACATCGAGGCAAGGGAGTGGCTGAAAAGTTCGTGACTTCATCGTCACATAGCTGGTAACCAATGGCCTGAAGAGACGTTTGGGTGATATATGTGAAATGCATATATTGATATAAATGCAGCAATATCAAATAGTTAAAAGGTTATATTTTTAATGAATGATCTTGATAAGAAAAAGTACGACCAAGTTATTGATTCTGTGAACTTCGCCCTTAGATCGTTGTCAGAGTTATTCGAAGCCCATGGAATGCATGGGATGTATGATCTAACGAATCCAAGCCTTGATGAGCTAAAATTAGTGTTTACAAGGATGAAAAACGGTGTTGACTCTATTGCTCAAAGCTTTGAGCACATGGTAGAGACAGCAAAGGATATGGATGCCGCAAGTGCAAGCATAAATGTTATGAACATCAAACAAGGATTGATGTATGCTGAATCACTATTGCTTGCTGTAGAGAAATTAGACTATGATAAATGTGTGGAAGCAAATACGCAGATAAAAACCCACGATCTTCCACCAACCCAATGGCCTTAATAGTAAATCAAGATTTCATATAGTCTATTTGAACTAGGCTAGTACCATAAAATAAACCGAGGAAACGCAATGAAAACCATGTCCACTCTGCACAAAGATGCAATGACCCTGAGATCTCTCATTAACGAGATTCTGGCTCGCTCGTCAGCACACACCAAAAAAGCCGCATAATGCCTACATAACCCGGCCTCAGCGCCGGGTTTTCTTTGCCTCACGATCGCCCTCCCATATTTAATAGCCGCAAATGTGGTAAACCGCGAACCAACTCACCAGCAATAACCACTCCAACTACAGACCAATCTGCAGCATTTACAAAAATAAATTTCCTTATATATCAAAATCATATATCGCAGCATTAATAAATCACAAAATTTCGTACCAATAGTTCTTGATAATGTCGAACTATTGGTTCATTATTGTCACATCAGCAGGACGCTGGAAGCCAAACGGAACAGACTGGCAGGCTCTTTAAACAACGTCGAACTCTCGACTACGTGGCTGAAAAGCCAGATCACCCAACCACATAAGCTGTGGGATGCAATGCCGAAGCAACCGTCTCAGGAGGGGCTTCGAGATTGCATCGCCAAAGTTTATTCGGGAGGAATCTATGTCCAGAAAAACAGAATTTAAAGGCACCGCAGCTTCTCGCCGTAGAGCTCGTCGTGCAAATCTGCAAAGTCAGGAGGCGATCAGCTCCGACAAGCTACACAGGCCAACCCCTTCACGAGTGGTCTTGCAATGCAAGCGCAAACCAGCAATGAGAGCAGAAGTAATAACACTGACAACGTTGACCAGAAAATATGAAGGCTCAACTTGTCTTCCAAACGTAGCTCTTTACGCGGCAGGCTACCGTAAATCCAAACAACTGACAGCGAGGTAATTATGGATTTAAGTAAATTAGAAAGCTCTTTGGAAGCATCAGTAAAAAAATTTATATCAGTAATTGATGAAAAAACTGAAGATATTAAGAAAGCAAATATTATCGAACTTGTAGAAACAAGAACCAGCACATTTGAACATCTTCCTGATGATGTCCGGTCAGCGGCAATTCACGTATATGTAACGGCACTAAGCAATATTGAACCCCCAATTGATGAAGAATCAAGAGATATTCAGAGAAAACGACTTGAAATGTTAGCCAGCAACATTATCGCTGGTTTCACACGGCTCTTAGCAAAAAAGCCTGCCAGTGAAGCTATTCGCCAGCAGGCTCAGGTAATGATTAATCAGGCAGAAACTATTTCACGTGAGCGAAAAGCATTTGATAAATCGGTTTCTGAACTTCCAACACCTCAACCGCAGCCGCTGAACCTTCCTTCTCAACAAACTGAATAACTTCATCAAGATTCTTTTTTGCATTTGTTGATTGCTCAGGCGGCATAGCAGAAACAATCGAAATGATTGCTTGCTGGAGCGCGAGGTTTTCAGTGCTCAGTTTTGAAACTCTGTCGTTTAAATCCTCAATGATTTTAACAAGAGATACATCTGACATGTGAACTCCTTATTTTGACTGTGGAAACAACAGTCTACCCATTTCCTTTGACTGTGGAAAGTGAAGGAACCACCGAGCCTGATGTGGTTAAAAGACAGGCACACTAATAAACACTGCACTGTGTATTCATTCCAACGAGTGAATACACGGAGCAATGTCGCTCGTAACTAAACAGGAGCCGACTTGTTCTGATTATTGGAAATCTTCTTTGCCCTCCTATGTGAGGGCAATTTTTTGACGGAGGATATATGAAATTACGTGTCTGGCATATCCCGCAAGTACCTATGAAGCCGTTCATTGTAGAAGTGGCAAGTGTTGAAGAGGGTGTTCGCCTGATGGACGCACTGGCTGATTATGACGCCTTTCAGTATGACAACAACATCAAGCCTGATTACTGCAATGCTAACGGCCTTGAGATGTGGGATGAGAGCCTTACCGATGAAGATTTATCAGAGATGGGGCTTACTGATCGCTGGGTGGATTGGTACAGCGAATGCCAATGTTACGACGACCCACGTAAATATCTCGAAAGCCTGAAAGAAGAAACATCAGCCGCCTAAGCGCGGCTTTACCGCATACCAATAACGCTTCACTCGAGGCGTTTTCGTTATGCAATCAAACAGAAGGAGCATCCTATGCAACAGTTCGCTATTGCAGGGGCGGCATCGGTTCGCCCTTTCAACCCGATTTTATCGGTACAGCATTCACGAAAAAATATTTTAACCGGAGCAGACTTTAAACAACCAAGAATGAAAAGTTTGCTCGAAAAGCTTTGGGATATTTTGAAACAACAAGGCCGTCCATGAGTTTTACAGATAACTGGTCAGACGAAGAATTCATTCGTCAGATGAACAAAATGCTCAATCAGCACAAAGAACAGGAGAAAGATGATGATTCTGACTCTGAAAGATGAGCGTGAAATATCGCAAATAATCGCAAGTTTTACTGATGAAGATTACGAACGAATCAAAAGTGAAGTTGATCGCCTCTGCAAACGTTGCGACCCAATAAGCGAAATGCTTCGCTCATATAAACCAGATGAACACACTAAGGACGCTATCGACTGGCTGGAAGATTATGACTGTAACTATCAGGAAAAAGCCGCTGAATGGTTCTGGGATGCAATAACCGAAAGAGTTAAGGCTGAATATGCCTTCGCAATATTCAAACGCAGACATATTTATGGAGAAGCTGCATGAGCAATATCGTTGAATTCGTTAAACAGCAAGAGCAGTTATTCTGCGGAGCATTGACTGAACAGACGGTGACATGGGCTAAGGAAAGCCAGTTTGCAATTCAGTATTTCCAGAAAAATGATTACCTGGCTAAAACGGCACTGGCAAATCCAACCAGCGCACAGAACGCCATCATCAATGTTGCGGCGATCGGCATCACCTTAAACCCGGCCAGCAAACTGGCTTATCTGGTTCCTCGCGACGGCATGGTGTGCCTTGATATCAGTTATATGGGATTGCTCCATATTGCAATGGAGTCTGGTGTTATCTCATGGGGTCAGGCAAAACTTGTTCATGCTAACGATACCTATGAGTCAAACGGGCTTGATAAAGCACCAACCCATAAATACAACGCCTTCGGTGATCGTGGTGATATCGTTGGCGTTTACTGCACAGTTAAGACGCCAGCAGGTGATTATCTAACGGAAGAGATGAGTCTGGCTGAAATTGAGGCTGTAAGGAAAACAAGCAAGGCGGCATTCAGCGATAAAGGACCATGGGTAAATCACTGGAATGAGATGGCGCGAAAGACGGTCGTAAAGCGTGCAAGCAAGTATTGGCCTAAGGCATCACGTCTTGATAGTGCTATTCACGTACTAAACGAAGAAGAAGGTGTGTGGACTGAACCAGTTATGCCGCACAAATCAGAGGAAGATATCCGCGAAGATGAACGGAAACGCCAGCAGGAAATAACGGATAAAGCACAACTTCTTTGCGATGAAATGGCTCAGGCAGAAAACATGGATGATTTGAAGCGATATTTTGCAGAAGCATATCGCCTGACATCTGGAATGAAATTGCAGCAGAACGTACAAGCCATTTACATAGAATGCAAAGCGAAACTGGAGGTTGCCAGTGAGCAAACTGTATGAAATAGCCAATGAATACGCAAAGCTGATGGATTCAGATTTAGAGCCAGAGATGATTGCTGACACAATAGAAGGCATGGAAGGAGAATTTACCGATAAAATAGAGCAACTTCTTGCCATTATTAAAAATGAATCTGGTTATGCTGAACGCCTCAAGGAAGAGGCAAAGTCACTGAATGAGCGAGCCGCAGTAATTCAAAATAAGATTGAGAGCATCAAATCATATATAGCGTCATCGCTTGAAATGGTTGGCAAGAAAAAGATTCGAGCAGGTATTCACCAGGTAACAATCCGCAAACCGTCAGAAACTGTAGAAATCATCGACTCAAGCGCCCTTCCTCCTGAATACGTTGAGTTTGAAACGACAATTAAAGCCGACAAACTGGCAATCAAACACCAACTAAAAGCAGGAATAAATATCCCCGGCGCTCAACTCAAAGTTGGGAAACCTTCACTTCTTATCAAATAACGGTATCGACTATGAAAAAGACTCCATGGGAGAAATGGGAAGTCGATTTCTTGCGCGAGGTAGCGGCGACAATGCCAGTTGAAGTTATCGCTGAAAAACTGGAAAGGACTGAAAAAGCAGTAATGGCGAAAGCAACAAGGATTGGCGCTGACATTGTTAGCCGACTTCGTGGAAGACGATGGACAAGAGCCGAAGTATCACTTTTCGGTAAGTTCTCCGCAGAAGAAATAGCAATTGCAACCTGCCGCTCAATTTATTCAGTAAGAGCTATGCGATACAAGCTAAAAAAACTCGATGAAGAAAGAGCAGGCATACGAATAAATTAACATGGAGTAATTAACAATGAAGCTAAACATCGACCTTGGAAAATACGTTATTACCGGAACCAAACACGACCTGATTCTTAGCGAAAGAGGAATTATCAAAGAAGGTGAGAATGCAGGGAAAGAAACACTAAGCCGTATCGGTTATTACAGCAAGTTTGAGCATCTGGTTAAAGAGTTATGCAACCGTGAAATCCTGTTATCTCAGGCGCAGACGCTACAGGATATTCAGCAGCATATCGAGACTTTAGGTGTGTCACTTAGCATGGCCGTTGACCAGTTCGTGGAGAGTAAATCATGAGAGGACTTGCATACAATCCCGGCATTCTTCCGGCAGAAATGATTATTCTCCAACGCGTAAAGCCAATGCCATCGAGAGAGGAATTGCTTAAGAGAAATTCTTTTCCGTCAGTAAATCAAAACAAATATCTGAATGCGATGTGGCGGAGTGGGAAGAAATGAAACAAATGTCACTAATTGAGATAGATGGTTTTCTGAAAGGTAAATGCATCCCACGAGATTTAAAGGTTAACGAAACAAACGCTGAATATCTTGTCCGTAAGTTCGGTGAACTTGAATCAAAACTGGAAACGGCGTTGCGGGAGTGCCGTTCTGCTGGAATCACGATTGATAACCTTGAAGCAAAGTGCGCGGCGCTGGCTGCTGAAAAAGAGAAATTCGCTGTCGAATGTGCAGCAACAAAGATCGCCATTGCGTATCTGAAATCAGGCCGACAGGACTTTTCACTTAACACCCCAGCCACCGATGCTTTCCTGGCTGAAGTGCGGGCGCAGGGGGTGGAGATGTTTGCACAGAAATGTAACTCAAAATCCGAACAGTCATTTGCATCTGATATACGCGATAACTGGAAACTACTCGGTGAACATGCCACTGACTTTGCCGCAGAGCTTCGCAAAGGAGACAACCAGTGAGCAAGATTGACTATCAGGCACTGCGTGAAAAGGCAGAGAAAGCAACGTGTGGTGTGTGGTCGCTCGAATATGGAGAGAGCCGATTTGATTGTGATGATGCGCTAATTCATCGTGAAGTTGTTGGATATCTTCCCATTTGCAGAATTGAAGGAGCGCATCCAGAAAGCGGTTTCGATGAAGATTTCCAAATGGAACAGCAGGCCAATGCTGAATTCATCGCCGCAGCCAATCCCGCTACCGTGCTGGCGCTGCTGGATGAGCTGGAAGCAGCAGAGAACAACCTTATTGATAGTGAGTGCCACGGTGCTGAACTTGAAGAATCGCTACGCGATAAGCAGGCGTTACTTGAATCATCAGAGAAGCGCATTGCTGAGCTATCGCGCCACCTCCAATGCGCGCACGACTTTATCGAACATACAGAGGCGTTTGGCTACGAAGCTTCAAACGGGATTCTGTGCTGTGGTGATGCGCAGTGGAATATCGATTCTTCTAAGGCAGCGTTGGCATCAGCTGGCAGCGTCAACGGGGAGGGCTAACCCATGACATTCACCAAAGAGCAGTTGATCGAAAAACTTAAGCACAGAATCTCTGTCGCTTCGGAATTTCCTGAGTCAGAAAAAGCTCAAATGGATCTTGATCTGGCGCGTATCGCGCTGGCATCGCTGGAGGCAGAACCAGTTGCTTATATTTTCAAACATCCGGCCGGAAAATTATTCTGGGCTTTGACGGATGAAAGCAATAAAGATCAATCGGACGTTATTCCTGTTTATGCCGCCCCTCCAGTGCCAGTAGTACCGGAAGAAAAACCAATGCCTAATCCTCTTAGCATGTACGCGGTTGATGCTGTTGCCGCTATTGCAGAGGTGAGAGGCTGGAACGCCTGCCGCGCCGCCATGCTTCATAGTGCCGAACCTGCAAGTAATCATGAAGAGTTGCCGCTTGATTATCTCCAAGGTCAAAAAGATGGTCTTGAATGGGCTGCGCAGCTTGCAGAAGCAAATCACCCACAAACTGGCGACTGGCTTTACGATGACCCGCTGGAGCTGGCTAAAGCTATCAGAAAAGGTCCTGACATGCCCGAATTCGATGGACCAACTCCGGTGACTCCGGATAGTTGGATAAGCTGTAGTGAGCGAATGCCAGAAAAGAACCAGAACGTACTTATTTCGGTGAATTTCGATAGTGATCTGGTTGAACCGCTAATATGCTCCGCACGCTATACAGGAAGCACATTCCGGCGAGGAGAAGCAACGATTAAGCCGGGTAATGGTATTGAGCAGGCAACTCACTGGATGCCTCTACCAGAACCGCCTCAGGAGGTTAACCGTGGCTAACCTGCAACTTGCCGTTAAAGGTGAATAACAATCCTCGCACTCGCGGGGATTTCTTTTATCTGAACTCGCTACGGCGAGTTTTGTTTTATGGAGATGATAAATGCACTTCCGAGTCACAGGTGAATGGAATGGAGAACCATTCAACAGAGTTATCGAAGCAGAGGACATCAACGACTGCTATAACCACTGGATGATATGGGCGCAGATAGCGCATGCAGACGTAACCAATATTCGAATTGAAGAACTGAAAGAACACCAAACCGCCTGATGGCGGTTTTTTATTGCCTGATTTGCAGGTTCGATTCCCTATTCGGAGATAGCACTCATGCAACACGAACTACAGCCTGATTCACTGGTTGATTTGAAATTCATCATGGCCGATACTGGCTTTGGTAAAACCTTCATCTATGACCGGATTAAGTCCGGCGACCTTCCTAAAGCCAAAGTTATCCACGGACGAGCAAGATGGTTATATCGTGACCATTGTGAATTTAAAAATAAGCTCTTAAGCCGCGCCAATGGGTAAAATAGCGGGTAAAATATTTCTCACATCTAAAAAACACCATTCCAATCAATCCCCTGCCGCTTCAAGTAGATGTCTGCAGGGGACACCATTTATC